ATCCTTGATATATCGCTCTATTTCCCGATAATTCTCAAGATATACCTGTGTTTTCTGAATTGCTGTCATTTCTTTTTCTGTCTCCACGTCGTTTTCCTCCTTTTGACCTTTTCAGAGGCAATCCATGATATTTCCTCCAATTATTCGACTTTTCCTGCCTCCTCAGTCTGTATATGCTCTCAAATGCGGTCAATGCCTCTTTTGCACTGATTCCCACTTTCAAAAGAGCATCTTGCAGGTTTTCTCGGTGAATATCTGACATTTGGGTCTCTCGTGAGACGACCCATCAAAATGACCTTGTTCATCCGTTTTCCCTCTCTTTCTGCAAAATATACTCATTCTGTGCTTTCTGCAATTCCGTGATGCCCTTTTTGAACTGTGCATCATCTCCATTCATGCAGATTTCAAACAATTCCTCGTATCTGTCAATATTCTCGGTGATGAACGCTGCCTCTGTCTTTGAGCGTCTCTGCGTGAGGAACATTCCTTTGATTGTCTCTCTCATGGTCTCCTCCCATAGTCAGCAGCCTCTCAAATAGCTGCTCATATAGTGCCTTGAATGTGTCACGCTCGGTCTGAACTTTGATGATGTCCTCTGACTGTCTGCTTGCATCAACTTTCCTGTTCTCCTCGACATACACTGCTGCATCCTGTTCAATTTCTGCGATTCTGTCATCACATTCCTGCTGTAACATCTCAATTTCCCTTTTTAGGCTGTCGATTTCCTCCTGCTGCCTCTGTATCGTCTCATTGTACTGCTTTGATGATTTCCCGCCATTATCCAACTGCAAGGAAATCATGAGAGCGATGTCAATGTTTTTCATTTCCTGCTCTGATACCTGCCCGATATAGTTATTCACACGCTCGGTCGATACCGACGACACCTGTTCGCACAAAACTGTGGATATTCTTCCGGTGCTGCGGATAGTCACATGTGTCGGGAGGTCTGTTTTTGGCTGTGTCGTCATGTACACAACCTCAATCACTCCGGAGTGTTTGTTGTTCTCGTCATTACTGACCACGACTGCGGGTCTGTCTGCAAACTGCTCACTCCCGTTCGTCGCCCCCCTCGTGCGATATAGAATATCTCTCCCCGTCTGATGTCATCCATTGTCTTTTCCTCCTTATTTCACCGTCATCATTCAGCATCCTCTTTCATGAGTGATGTTGCCATGATGCAATATCCGTCCTCAAGACCTGCAAACTCCTCAAGGATATATGTCACAAGCACTCTCACGGTGCGTCCTGTGTTCTTTCCGTCCTTGAACTCCATCATCTCAAGGATGTCGCCTTTTTTATAGTCTCTGTCATTCTTCCGGAGTTCAAATGTCTTTTCTCCGGATGCAACCTCCTCAAAAAATGTCGCTCCCAGTTTAATGTGATGCACTTTCTGACCGTTCTCCTGTGTATCTGACGGGAGGTTGTTCATCTTCTCCTCCTCTGCCTGTTCACGGAGTTTCTTTTTCGTCTCACGGTCGATTGCATCCTGCTCCTCGTTATATCTCTGCTCGTCTGTCTTGTATGCCTCTGCACGGTTCTTGTACTGGTCGCATGAGGTACATGTTCCGGTCTTTACGTTGCAGGTCTCGTATTCGGTGCATGAATAGCAGATTGATGTGATTCCCTCCGGATGCGGTGTCTCATAATCGTCGCCCGCTTTCTTTTCCTCCGGAGGATTCATGCTGTTTTCGGACGACTGCTGCCCTGCTGTGTCTGAATCTGACACGGTGTCCTGCTGCCCTGCTGCATCCTGCTCCTGTTCCGGTTTCTGCGGTGATTTCATGTCCTTAATTTCCGTATAGGACAATTCTCCGTTTTCCTTGTATTTTGCAAGTGCCTCCTGCTGCATCTCCGGAGACATCCCGCTCAACTCATACGCTGCGGAGAATGTGAGACGCTCGTTGTTGAGTTCCTCCCGAAACTCCGGAATCAGATTGTTGTTGACGCTCTCAATCTGTGCGATCTTGGTCTTTGACATCTTGAGCATTGAGGCGATGACATCACGGAGGCGACCGGACTGGAGGTCATATCCCTTGATTTTCTTCCCGTCCGTTTTCATACGCTCAAGACACGCTTTGAGACGCTGTTCCTCCTCAATGACATCCTTGAGAGACTTTGTCCGGTATGCGTTTGCAATTATGATTTCCACCTGCTCCTCGTCCTCGTCCTGCGGTGTGGTCAGTTTACAGGTTGCAATCTCAAAATCTTTATATCCCTGCTCGACAAGGTGCTTGAGTGCAAGCCACCGTCTCTCACCTGCGACGATTCTATATTCACCCTGCTCATTCGGCTCAAATACAACCTCAAGATTCTGCTTGAGACCATACATGAGGATGTCTCCTGCCAGTTCCTCAATATCTGCTAAATCGTAGAAATTGAGTTTGTTCCGGTACATCTTGAAAATCGAAATGTCCTTTGTCCGGAATCTCGCTCTCGGTGATTCGTCAACTCCTGCCTTGCTGTTCTTGTTCAGTGCGTCCATGACGCTGAATCCTGTTGCCATGTTCTTTCCTCCTGTTTTCTCCCGTCAGTGCGGTCACGATTTCTTTGTATTCCATTTCACACTCGAAAATCTGTGCGTCGAGTGCGTCCAGTCTCTTGTATAACTGGTTTTCAATGCTTTTCGGTACTTTCTCGCCATTCCGCAGCAATATACCGATTATCTGATATTTACTCTTGCAGGTCAGTTCCGTCAAAATCTGAATCCGTTGCTTTTGATTCTCTGCTCTCCGGAATGACCCGCATATCTCTCTTTCGGTCACACGCATCCGCTCCCCTATTCTGTTAATTTCTGCTTTTTGGTCTCTGTACGCTCGACGTTTATCTCGCCTTTGCTATTCTGTGATATAGATGCTTTGACCCCCCTCGGAGGTTCAGAGTGACCTTTGCCAGTCCTCCGGTGTATATTTCCTCGACTGCTGCCTTGAGAATGTTCACGATGCCCTCACTGCATCTCTTTTCCGGTGCTGCTGCCTCTCCGAACAATGCAGCGACGTTCTGCATCGCCTTTTCTTTCCTCTGTTTTTCTTTCTGATACTCAACCGCCTGTTCGCAGGTGCAGGACATTGTCGCCTGTTCCTCTGCCTGTGGCTGTGTCAGTTTCTCCTCGCTGTCGATCTGCACCATCTGTCCGCAGAATCGACATGGTGCTGTGTTGATGATGTTTCCCATGTTCAAATCTCCTCTCTAATCAAAATCAATGAATTGTTCCGCTTTGAATCGGTCTCCCATATCCATGAAATAACCGTATAAAAATTCTTTCTGTTGCTTTGTCAGATTTTTCATGTTTGTCACTATATATCCGGTATATCCGGACGGATTGTGAATCAAGCAATATCCCTTTACCTCTGACAGAAAATCTCTCATGAGGTGGTCAATTTCATTGTCTCTGTTTTCTTTTACCCAGTTCCAATATTCCTCCGTGAACCCTTTTTCCTCACAGATTTGTTCTGCTGATTCCTCATGAGTTCCGAACGGTGATTCAGTGAAAACTCCTGTCGGAGACAACCACCCGAACTCTTTTTCCTCCGTGTCCTGCTGCCCTGCTGCATCCTGCTCCCGCTGCATCTGTGGCATTATTCCATTGTTGAAATTTTCGAGATGCTTGGAAAACTTTTCCATGTTCATCTCACGCTCAATGATTTCCTCATATTTCAGAGGTTTTCCCTCTTTCCCGTCCTTGAGCATGACCATCCGGCATGTTCCCCATTCCATCTCACTGAATCCCAAATCGTAGCACTCCATCACATAAAACAATCCCGTTTTCAAATCCGGATTCATGCGAATCTCAACCATGTCAATGAAATTTTTATTGTCCAGTGCATCCCATACGATGTGAAAGTAATATGCAAAACCTTTTTCAAACGATTCGCACTTTCCCGAACCGTCAAGTGTTATGCAGGTGTCGCATCCTCCATTAGTGTGGTGTTTGCATGAACTGTTGTTGCATGTGATTTTTCTCTTTCCCACGCTCACCCCTCCAGTTCCTTGAGCAATTCATGAACCACATTGCGATAGTCCTGTGACACGATGCAGTTCTTTGAAAACTGCGGGAGGACTGCCATTCTCATGGATGCCTTTTCCGCTACAATCGACCGACGAATCGGTGTGACAAACATGTCAAATCCGGAACTGTTTTTCATCCACTCCTCGAAATCCAGTGATGTCTTGTTTTTCTGTCTCATGGTCACAAGACCTTTGATTCGGAGTTCCGGATTGATTTCCCGCAGGTCGTCAACCTGCTCCTGCAAATTGTGAATCGCCTCGTTTTCGTAGCCTCCAACCTTTACGGGTGCGATGACGAGTTCTGCTGCCAGTAGAATGTTAATGACCACCATGTCAAGCAGACGACCACAATCACAAATACAATAGTCGTATGCCTCTGATATTTCCTCCAGTGCATCCCGCAGCCTCGTGACTTGGTTTGCCTCCTGCTTGAGCAGCAGTTTCATGTCTGTCTGCATGAGATACCCGTTTGCGGGAATGATGTCAATGTGGCTGTACTGTGTGGGTCTTATCAAGTCCGTTGTCCGGTATGACCCGCCCACGCTCACATGACGCTCAAGCAGTTCACTCATTCCCGTTCCCTCCGGTTCGTATGCCTCGAATGTCTTTGACGTATCTCCCTGCGGGTCTCCGTCGAGAATGAGAACACGTTTCTCCTGCTCCTCCCCCAACATGTAGGCGATCGCATCCGATGTCGTTGTCTTTCCGATTCCACCTTTCGGTGACATTACTGCAATAATTCTCATTTTTCCTGTTCCTCCTGTTATCCTCTTGTTACCTGTTACATGAAACCTCTGTCGTCCGGCTGTCTCCATCCACAGCGGTGCAGGTGCATCCCCTCGCCCACCTTGTAGAGTGTATATGTGAACCCTGCTCCCAGTGCTATGACGACGACTGCTGCCACAATGATGATTTTCCTCATGTCCTCACCTCCCCGCTATATCGTGATTGTGTGGTATATACACAACTGTAAATCTCTGAAAGAATAGTCCGGTGTTTCCTCCGGTTTCATCGGTGCAACGAGACCCAGTTCTTTGTATTTCCTATGAGTGATCTCCGGAATTGCTCTGAACCTCTTGACCTCTGCATCTCCTATCTGTGCGACGATGTCCTTGTCAACCTCCATGTTTGCGAAATACTGGTTGTATATCTCCTCACCGTCCTTGATGACCCGAACCCTGTCCGGACTTTCAAGCAACGTCATAACATCCTTGACCGTCATCCTGCTGCACCTCCTCATTTCTTTCTCGGTTTGCTCTCTTTGATTTCCCCGTTCTTGAGGATGCTGTTGTTCGGGATGCTCATTGTTATATTTCTTAATGCCTCTCTGTTTTCCAGTGGTATGACAATTTCACTATCTCCCATTTTGTGATTCATCAATTCGCAGTATTCCTCGATAACCTTGACCGCCTCCTCTGCTGAATAACAGGTTGCGACAAAATGTCCTGCTGCTGCCATATCCGAAAGAAACTCCTTTTGTGTCTCCTGCTGCCTGTTATCACCGAATTTCATCTCGATGTACAGTCCGCAGTACAGTCCTTTCGGGTACGGGAGGCACAAATCAGATACACCCGCCTTGACACCCATCTGTTTGAGTTTGACCGCCTCCTGCTTGTTCCTGCTGCCTCCGTTCGGTACATGATGCAACCATTTTAATTCCGGATAACGGTTCATGTTCCAGTTCGCCCACGACACGACATTGATTTGCTCCGTGTCCTCACTTCTCATTGCATATCTCATGTTCATTCTCTTTCACCTCTTTCCTGCTGCCTGTCTCCTGCTTGCACATGTCATAATATTCGCAGAACAGACACACATGTCTGCAATCCTTGACCCTCAACATGTGCAGAATCCTCTCAATCACCTGCATCCTGCTCCAGTTCCTCCTCAATTTCTTTCATCCGGCTCATGATTGTCTGATTGTACTCATACACATAGATTCCGTTTTTCCATAGGTGTTGTTTTGCTCCCTGCTCCCCGTAGTTATACGCTGCAAGTGCATCTTGAATCGTTCCGTATCTCTCAATCAGTTCCGACAGGTAATCAATCCCAACAAGTACGTTCTGATATGGGTTCGTGAGGTCTGTGACGTTCAGACGCTCCATCCTGTCTCTGTGGCACTCCTCATATATCTGCATGTACCCGATAGAATGACCATCGTCACCAACCTTGTCGAATTTATATCCGGATTCTTTCTCAATCAGAGCGACCACAAGGTCATATCTGACCCCGTACTGCTTGCAGACGCAATATGTATATACCTGCATCTTTTCCGGAAAATAGCCACCTGTCCGACTGTATTCCTCCGGTATCTCATAGAACACAAATCCGTCCTCCTCACCTCCCCAGTCTGCCGACATGGTGTCGAATACTGCATACTTGTCCGGTTCTGTGTCCTGCTCCTGCTGCCATGTTCGCACCTGCTCAAGCATTGCATTTTGTCCGGATGCCTCTCTTTTCTCGTCAATCCTCTGCATCCGTGCATCGAACTCCTGTGACTGCTGCTCAAACTCCTCAAATTCCTTGTCATCTCGCATGACAGAGCGTGTCAGACCTATGCTCACAGCGATCGCCAGTAATACCATCACCGCAATATATGTCCGTTCCCGTCTCCTCCTGCTCATTCTTCTCTTTCTTTTTGCTTTCATTGCTGCCTCCGTTTCCTCATTCTCGCCCGTATGTAGAACATTGAGTTGAAATCGTTGTAATAGATTCCCGCATCCGTGAAATCAAAATCCGGATACCATTTCAACATCTGCTCACGAACCTGCTCGTGTCCTTTTCTCATGGTCTCGACGTATGTTCCGATTTTCTTATATCCTCCGGCTTTCGCTGTCGGTCTCTTGGAATGAACCACCTTGATGTCGGGGTCTCTCAATCCCTGTGAGGAGTTCCACCGTTTCTCCGATTTCACCCTGTTCTTTTCCTCGACGATATACTTTGCCATTCCTGTCAAACCGTTCTCGTCCTTTTGCAGCCTCCGAACCTCGTTCCTGCTGCTCTGTTTCCAACATCCCTCAACCACATCCATGTCCATGTCGCCATCCATGACAATGTGATGATGCCACCGGATTTCCTCTGTCGGATTGTAGGCGGTCACATAGACATATCTTGCGTTTGGGAGACCCCTTTTCTTTCTCTGATAATTCACCCGTCGGATGAATTTCTGCACGTTCTTGATTGCTGCGTCGATGTCTCCGTCCGGAGGGAGATGCTCATTGTCGTATGTAAACGTGAGCCATAAATCCCTGTCCGTGAAATTCTCATTGATAAGACGCTCCACATATTTCCTTGCGTTCTTGTCATTCAGATTCCTTTGAGCCTTGTCATTGTCCTTTTTGATACTCCGACCCTCCGGAGGTACTTCATCCATTTTCTTGAACTGTGGATATATCTCAACCTCGAACTGGTCTCCTGCTCGTATCTCCTTGAGTGCATATACAACCTTTTTCCCTTGCTTGAACATCTGCTCAACAAAGAACTCGTGCATATCCTCAAGGCTCTTGTTGTATGCTGCCTCATAGTCATACGGGATGAACGTCATCCCTTTCTTTCTCTTTGCCATTCTGACACCGTTCCTCCTGCTGCCCTTATATATACTTTTCAACGACTTGTTACTATCCATCACAAGGTCGTCAAAAGGGTCTGAAACCCTTTGAATCACGGGGTTTTCCCGCTTTTTCATGCTTGCAATATGGTGTCAGATTTGCTATAATATTTTTAGGTTTTAAGCGTCTGACACAGACTGCTAAACAGGAGACCGCTGCAACGGTCTCCTTTCTTTTTGCTCTTTTTTCTCATGCTCTGCATATTCATTTTTTAGGTGTATTCCTCGTAAATCGCCCCCTCCATATCGAACGCAAGTTGACCGTCCATGTTGTCATCTTCCATCCACCACTTAAACACTTTCAGACCTGTTGACCACTTATTATAATTCTTTAAGCCTCTTTTTTCTCGTTCAATCAGCATCTTGTCAAATGCTCTGATATATGCCTCTTTGTATTTTGGATAACGTTCAAGTTCGCTCCATCTCTTATCTCCTGCCATCGGGCAGCCGATACAACCAACCCTGCAATTTCCGCATCCGTATAGTGGATTTAGACAAATTGCATTTTTCTTTATATACCACCACAGAAATTCATCATCCCAGTCTATCAGCGGATTTATAATGACCTTGTGCGTTCTGAAACAGTTTTCAACGGTTCTCCTCGTTTCTGCATTGTCGAGGTTCATCACAATCACCCCGCCCTTGTTCGTTGACAGAAAATTGTCGTCTTTTTCTGCCTCTTTTAATAAATCTTTTTTAGGTTTTGGGATTGTAATTGCACCTTGATTGTTTTTTCGATTATTGCTTTCTGCTTTTCTTACACCTGTGACGATTCTCTCCCCCAGCTCTCCAGTGTTCTCTTTAAGGTCTACACAGCAATATCGCATCAAGCGTGTCGGCGGTGTGACATGCCTCACGATCAACTGCCACATGCTCTCTTTTGGATAATGAATTTCATACGGAATCCCCATCTGTTCAAACTTTCGTTTTTCTTCCCGAACAAAATAGACCGTTTCCGGTGCATCCACTGTTGTGTGATTATGACGAACTCTGAATTGCAACCCATATTTTTCTTTCGCTTGCAACGCTATGTGCTTTAGAACACTGCTGTCTTTTCCTCCGCTGTCGCAGATAATGCACTCACTTCTTTCACACATCATGTGCAATATTTCTATTGCATTTTTCTCCAGTCGTTCCATCTCGCCCTCCTCATGCTGTTGCAACCGCTGTCTTTCCCTGCTGCTCCCACTTCTGACGTTCCTCCTGCTTTCCTGCCATATATCCGGCAATATAGGACTTGTCAACGTCGTCCATCTGTGTGAACCGCTCTGCGATATTCTCAATCATTTCTTTTCTCTCGTCCTTTGACATATATGTCACGCTCCTCTCTTTCCTCTGATTCTCTCAAGTTCTGCCTGTATGTCTTTTCCGGAATAATCTGCAAGCAGTTTCTCCGAAATGTGATAAGTCCATATTGATGACATCTGCACCGCTGTTCCGATAGGGAGTTTCCCTTGCTGCATCGCTATTCGGATGAATTGCGGTGATACATTCAATATGACTGCTGCCTCGGTTGGCAATATACGTCCGACTTCCATCCGTCTGACCTCCTGTTCTGACCTGCCTTGTCAATGCGTGGGCGGTCATCCCACACAGACGGGCGACTGCTGCCCGTTTCGGCTCTCAATAGTCATCCTCAATCTGTTCGTCTGCCTCTGTGTAATATTCCCCGTCATATCCCTTTGACATGATTCTCTGATAGCATCTGTCACACACCAGTCTGAACGGGATTCCATGACAATCCTTTGTGAAATACATATCCTCACGATCAACCTCGTGTTCGCACACCGGACATGTCCGAATGTCACGCTCCTCGAATCTGCATGACAACCCGTTCTGTCTCCTCCGGCAATCCTCGACCGTTCCGTCTCGTCCTGTCATGAGTTGGTTTTTGCAGATGTCGCAATCATTTCCCTCGTTGAAATATTTCATTTCCTGCATCCTGTTTCCTCCTGTGGAGGCTCTCTCGGTCTGTTCATGACCTCGCCTCTGTTCCGGCTGAATTTACCGTGTTGTGTCTTTTCACCTTAAAAAGTCACCGAAAACCTGTCATCCAACTATGAACCTTTTAGCAAGTTCACCCGCTGCCATGTTTCTCACGGTATTCCGACGCTGTCTTTCGGCTTGCCATCGTCAGAGCGTCGGTCGCCATCCGGACGCTGACGGGGCGACTGCTGCCCCGTTTCGGCTTTTATTTTTCTGTCCTGCATTGTATAATCAATGCAAGGAGGTGATTTCATGAGAGATTCAATCATTGTTAGCATTTCAGAACTCCGCTCCCTCGTTCAAGATGCTCGTCGTACTGGAAAACAATATGTGCAACTTTCCATTCTTGAGCCTCTTGACGATTCTGACGGTGGAGAACCCGTTCCCGCAGAACTCTCTCTTTGTGCTTTTGATTCTTCGGAGTGCATAGAATTTGATAACATCTATGCACCCGAAAACGAATCCGAACTCAATGAGCAAATTGCAACCGCTGTTCACATGAGTTCTAATCTGTTATGAATTTAGGTCTATCACATACCGGAGATTTGAGGTTTCTGCCTTATGTCTCCGGTATTTGATTCTGCGGATTTCCTTGTCAACCACTTCCTTGAGGCTTTCTTTTTCCTCCTCAGTCAGTCCTTTGACTACAATTTCAAATGCGTCCTCCTCAATCCAAATCGTCACCGTTTCGTTTCCCATGTTTACCTCTAGCCTTGTGTTTAGGTCTGAAATGTGAAATCCGGAAAAACGCTCGTCTGTCGATGTTGTCTCATAAATTGGATAACCCGCCCGTTTGCTGTTCTCCTCGTTCTTTTCATAATCTGTCGGGAAAATTCTTGCTGCTGCCCTCCATGCCTCTGATACGCTACTTACTTTTATGTGTTCCATCTTTTCGCCTCCTATCTGTTGCCTTTGGTTACATTATAGTGACCGCAGTTCACCTTGTCAATACTTTTTTGTTGCCTCTGGTTACTTTTTTATTGATTTTTGTCAGTTACCGTGCTATGCTTTAGAAAAAAAGAGGAGGTGATTCTATATGACGCAGGGTGAACGCATAAAGGATGTGCGAAATTCTCTCGGTCTTACACTTGAAAAATTCGGTGAAAAACTTGGTGTGACGAAAACTGCAATTTCCCGCATCGAAAAGGGTGAACGCAGTCTCACTGAACAGATGACAAAATCCATTTGTCGAGAGTTTAGCGTTGATTATATGTGGCTGACTACTGGAGAGGGAGAGATGTTCGTCGAATCCGACGACGACTTTTTTGAAAGAATTGACCGCATCATGGCGGGTGAGAATGAATCTCGCAAAAATATGATAAAAACTCTCTTGTATGCCTCGGACGCTGATATTGAGGCATTTGACAGACTTGTTGATTATTACATTTCTTTGAGAGCGGATAACAAAAAAGACTGACAGTCTTTTTCAACTGCCAGTCTCGTGGGTGTACAGATATAAAACGAATTTATATATCCTCTTGAGGACTTTTTCGCTTTGTATCTTACCGACTAACTCAATGATAGTCTCTTTGTAATGCAAGGGAACACCACCCCTTTCCGAAACACATCATATCACATATTTCCATGATTGTGGAAATATCGGAGTTCATTTCCATAATTGTGGAAATCGTCTCCCGTTCCCACTCACGGAACATGTCATGTGATACAATTATTTGTATTCGGATTCAAACAGGTCGGTTATTTTGACCTCCAGTGCAATCGCTATCGTTTCGAGTTGAAACAATGTCGGTGACACCTTACCGTTTTCGATGTTGTTGAGCGTCGATTTTCCGATTCCGGATTTCTTCGCCAACTCCATCAACGTGAACCCTTTTGAGGTTCTTGTTTCCCATAACAAAACTTTCATCCTGCTCACCTCCTTTCGCAAGGAAAAGTGTACAAGGTGATAGGTTTGTTCTAAAGAATGGAGGTGTTTTGCATGAAATACGGTGTCAGAAAACCGAATGTCAAAAAGAGCATAAAGGCAAGGACTACTGGAAAAGTAAAGAGGCAGGTCAAAAAGGCTGTGAATCCTCTTTATGGTAAAAAAGGAATGGGGATTGTGAATGACCCGAAAAAGGCTGCTTATAATGCAGTGTATAGTCGAACGACCGTCGGGGTCTCTGATGTGATGAAAAGTGCATCATCCGGAAACGGACACACATCCGCATCCTATGACGCACCTGCTCCAGTGAAAAAGGAATATTCCGACCGAACATACAATGTCTGTGGAATTATCCTCATGGTTCTCGCTGTTGTGCTTGTGCTTTTGGGATTGCTCCTGCTGCTTGCTGTTCCTGTTGGCGGTGTTGCTGCCATCCTGTTGGGTGTCGGCTGTTTTGCCATCGGTCGCAAGTATCGGAAAATTGTGAAAGAACGCTCTGAAAAATAGATTTGCACATAAAAAGACGACCCGTGCTGCAACACGAATCGCCTTTGTGGAATCTCTTATCTCATGCCCTGCAAAAAGCATTTTGATAGAATCCGAATCCTGTTTCATTCTACCATAAAACCGTGCTTTTTGCACTGGTTTTATTTTTTATACTCTTTTTTAGGATGGTGATTGAATGAAACTACCGAACGGGTTCGGGTCGGTCTATAAATTATCCGGAAACCGACGAAATCCCTATGTAGCAAAAAAGACAAAAGGGTGGGAAATTGACCCTATAACCGGAAAATCAAAACAATTATATATAACCGTCGGATATTACCCGACACGCAAAGAGGCTCTCACCGCATTAGCGGAATATAACAAAGACCCCTTTGATTTGCACCATGCAACTATTACTTTCGAGGAAGTGTATGAGAATTGGTCAGAAATCCATTTTGAAAAAATCAAGGACACGAATGGTTATAAGGCTGCTTTTAACACATCGAAACCCCTGTGGAAAATGAGATTTGTTGACATCAAACTGGATCACCTGCAAAGTGTCGTCGATAGCTCCGGCAAAAACACTCCCACACTTAAAACCTTGAAAATCCTGTGGGGTCTCATGTATGACTATGCTGTCATTCACGAGATTGTGTCTCAAGATAAAAGAGACATGGTCAGATATGTCGATATAAGCAAGGCGGGAAATCCGAACGCATACAACCGGAAACCTTTTTCAAAGAAAGAGATTTCTATTCTGTGGAAATGCAAGGATTCAAACATATATGTGACCGTCATCCTTATTATGATTTATTCCGGTGTCCGTATCGGGGAACTCCTCGACCTTGAGAAAAAGGACATCCATCTTGATGAACGATGGTTCTATGTGAAAGAATCCAAAACAGAGGCAGGAATCAGAGAAGTTCCCATTGCTGAAAAGATTGTACCATTCTTTGAATACTGGATGAACCGGAAATGTGACCATCTGATTTGTACACCCGACGACGAACCTTTTCAGTACCGGAATTATTATGATTCTTACTGGATTCCTCTGATGCTTGAGTTCGGTTTCGGGAAATTCGTCATTGATGAAACGAAAAGAGAACCTGTCTATGACGGACACCGCCCGCATGATACAAGACACACCTGCATCTCTCTCCTCACCGAAAAGGAAGTTGACGAGAGATTCATCAAGAAAATTGTCGGGCATAAAGGACAGGGTGTGACCGAAAACGTCTACACCCACATTGAACTCCCGACCAAACTTGAGGCAATCAATTTGATTTGA